GCATAGCCAAAGGCGTAGGCTTTGTAATCTTCAAGTGAGGTTGGCTTTTTCATCTCTTGATTTAATGATTGGTTTCAACAAATATAGTTGAAAAATTTAAACCACCAAATCTTTTGCAAAAAAAAAGAGGGATTTATTTTCCCTCTCTCCATTGCGTGTAGCAGACCGCTACTCTTTGCTCCTTGTTTGGGAACTCTTCTTTTAGTTCCGACATACAACGGCTAATAAATTCTGCTTGGGTTTCCCCGCTTGGTTTGGGTAGTGGCATAATCTAAATGTTAAAATGGATAATAGTGCTTATCTGATTAATTAACTCCTCCTTGTCAACTATTTTGTTGTTCTCATAATAGACATATACGAAGGGAGCATACAAGTTTTGGTATGCAAGGTTCTTTTTTCGGTGATTTTCTTTCGCTTGAAGTTGATAGGCGGTGTTCATCTTCTTGTAGGAGAGTGGCTTTATCTGAATACCCAACAACAAATCGTTGGCGTGGAACATCTCGGCATCAATGCAATACTCGTGGTCTACTTCAAAAGAGCTTTTTAAGATGTCACAAGAGGGAAACTCTTGCTTTAGTTGCTCAATAATAAGCATCTCATTGGCATAGCCATTCCAAGTTTGACCAATGACCCGATGAAAGATGTAGTGCTTGATGGTATGGATGTCCAAATGAGGCAATAGAGCCATTAACTCCTTCGTCACAAGGGTAAGACCTTCAAAACCTTGAATAGTGCCGTAGAAGTTCTCCCAACCCTTTTGAGATGGTCGTGGGTCTGCTTCGTGATATTCTGATATTAGCCTCACGCATTCACCAACATAGGTGATTCCAAAGAATTTGTTTACGCTTCGGCTCTTATTTAGTTCCCTAAATAGTTTTTGGTCTATTTGAATGGTGTAGAAATTCACCCTTCGTAGGCGTTGTAAACGGTTGTGAGTTCCACAATACGACTCTTGAGGCAAGAACCGCAACTCGTGGGTTGCACCTTGTCGTTGAAGATTCGGTTGTAAATAGCATTTACCGTCTTTTGCTCTTCAGCCTTAATGACTGACTTGCCCACGATTGTACCCAAGAAGTCATATTCGTCTTTGGTTAGGCATTCGGGCTTTTTGTAGCGGAATATCTTATTGAGTTTCTCTTTTCGTGCATCGCATCCGCAATCAATACCCGTTGCTTCAGAAAATGCATCTACTACCGCCTTGATTCCCGTAGCGGTTGTAATCTTCTCAATAGTATCGCCTAATCCCTCACTCTTTTTGCTCGGCCTTCCACGCTTGGTACGCTTCTTTGCGATTGGCTTGGATTCTTTTTCTTCCATTGTCTAATGTATTCCAAATTGAACGCTCACTAATTTTTGTTTCTTCACTTATCTTCTTAATGGTCATATCCGTGTTGTGATACAACTTAAATAGCTTTGTGTCGTACCAATGCCATTCATCCACCTCTTGCCATATTTCATCAATGAGCCGATTATAGGCGTTTTCTGACTCATAGTTTGGTTCGGTAATCTCTCCGTCTATTTCTTCCAACGTATCAAATGACATTGACTTTTGGGAGGTTACAAATAGATTCCTCAAAACGACAAAGACGAAGTAAGTATTCACCTCGTCCTCGTTGTACATAATCCTTTCGGGGTTGGATACATACTTATGCATCCGCAAGTACATATCTTGAACTATGTCTTTAGCCGTATCTCGGTCTAATCCGAATGACATAGCCATCCGAATCCATTCATCGTGCCTCTTGGCTAATAGTTCAAGTATCACCAAATGACTTGTACAATAAATAGACCAATGGCTATTTGAAATTCATAACGGTGGCCAATGTCATCATATCCCTCCTCACCCCAATCAAGATAGTTGAGTCCTAACATAAAGCCAAGTAGGGGGGAAATGCGGAAGGTCATATCAACTCTTTTAGTTTGAAGAATTTTTCCTTGTAAATATACAACTCATCAAGTTTTTTTTGGAGTATTCGTTTTTCTTCTCGTAGCTCCTTGACTGTCTGAAGTAAATCTTTGGTCGTTAGGTAGGGAAGGTGGTCATCTCCATCGGTTAAATCCTTTCGGTAGTCTACCGCTTGTTCATACAATTCCTTGTAATCTTTGTAGACAATCAACTTGTGGTGGGACTTTAGGTAGTGGATGACCGATGCGTGATTGCGACCAAGAATAGAACCCATCTTACTTGGCCCCGCGAGATTATGGAAAGCATTGGCGAAGGCGGTACGCGCATAGACGATAGGTCGCTTTCGGCTTTGGTCTTCCACGATTCCTAATCGGTCAAAGAAGATTTCTTTCGCTGCATAGAGTTCCGTTATTTCCATTGTCCTCTGATATAGGTTACTTCATCAATTTCGTTATTGACAAATTTAGTATTTATTTCTTTAAGGCTCATCTCCCATATACCTCGTTGGCTTTTGATGGTGAGCATCGTTTTCTCTTGGAAGTTGTTGCATAGAGTCTTGCAAGTGCATCCCTTACAATAGTAGGTGAGGCGTTCCGTGATTTCAAAGACCTCCCCGCTTTTTGAGCGGATGTGGTCAGAGGGTTGAAAGTTCTTATAGGTTCTCGGCTGCATTGTCAAGTGATTTTTGGAGTTTGTCAATGGTATCTTTCATCTCTTGGTTCTCAAGTTTGAGTTTAACGTTTATCAATCTCGCTTCGTTTAAGAATCGCATACTGCTTCGCTCATAGTCTATGAAGTAATTCAGCACCCTATCCACCTCCACAAGGTCAATAATCTTGTTGATGATTTCATTTTGTTCTTGGGTTGTTTCGGCATATTGAGCGCAGTCATTCAACCAAATGAGGATAGCCCCCAATAGCATCTGCTTCTCTCTAATATGTAGTTCGTTAAAAGTGGGGTCAGAAGGGAACATCCTCTTGTTTTTTGAGTTCGGGTAAGGTAATCAAATTTTTGTAGCCGATTATATATCCTACGTTGTATTTCATTGACTGAAGGCGTACGGGGGAATCTAATGGGGTGGGTCTACCGCCCGTTTCTAACTCCTTCACCTTTCGGATATGGATGTCGGTGTAAATCCAATCCGTTTCGTGTTGGGTATATCGGTGGATGACCATAAACTCATCTGCTCGGTTGACAAACTTACCGCCACCTTCAACATCACTTGCCATTGGAGGGATGGGGTGGCCCTCGTATGGGTGTCCCTTGTAGTGAACTTTCCGTAGGGCCTCCGTAGCGGGGTGAGTATTTAGAATCACCGTAGCATTGAACTTCTTGCAGAATACCCGTAGATGGCTTGTGGCCTCATAGTGGTATTCGTGAGAAGATACCTTGCCCAATCTCTTTTGGTTTATGGTGAGGGAATTGTAAGGGTCTATTAGGACACCATCAAATTGAAACTCGTCATAGATTTCTTCCATTGTGTTGAGCAATCCAAAGACATCGTAAAGGGTTTCGGGGTCAATGAACGCAAAATGTGCTTGGATAAAATCGTACTTACGAGCGAAGGTTATATCATCAACATATTGGATTTGCTTACCACATAAAAACTCAATTAGCTTTCGTTGAATAGAACGCACATCGTTCTCCGATGAGTAGACCAACCAACGTGTTCCGTTGTTGAGGGTGTGGAGGAGCATTAGATAGAGCATCGTGTGGGTTTTGCCTACGTTGGCGTGTCCCGTGACCACAATGAAATTGCCCCGCTTAAAGCGTAGGTAATCATCAATCTCATTATGACCAAATTTTGATGCTTCGGGTATCTTGCCATCACGAAACTTTTGTAGGTATGTGAGGACTTCACCGCTTTTTATAAGCGAGGGGTGTGTCATAAAACAAAGGAAAGAAAAAAACCCCACCGAAGTGGGGCTTTAATTTAGAAAGGAGAGGATTCTTGGAAGTGCGCTTGGTAGGTTTCACCTTGCGCCTTTGCGCCCGTTACTACGGGGAGGTACTTCTCTACAAAAGAAGGGATATCGGTAACTTGAATCTTGCCCGATGATACCAAATCAATAGCACCTTTGAATACTACGCTACGAGCAATCTGCTCTGAATTGTCTTGCTTCATTCTTGGGGAGTTGTTAGAATAGTTAGAGTTGCTTGAAGGGGTGAAGTTGGATGGGTCACGCTGAATCTTGACTCCACCACGCTCGTTCTTTTCGTATTGAACATCGTCACCCACCTTGTAGGCGGGGGTGGGGGATTTGGCGAGAACGGTTCCACCGTCATTGTTGTCAAATTGCACTTCAAGAATATGGAACTCTTTCCACATTCTTCCCGTGTCTTGGAGGCTTACGATTTTAGGCATTTACTTGGGGGTTTTGAATTGATTTAATTAAACGGTCTAATGAATCAAGATGATTCTGATGGGCGGTGGAGAGTTCTATCTCAAGGCTTACGATTCTTTCCTCAAGCCATTGGATGTAAATTTTATCATTCATCGGAATAATTTATTGAAGATGAAATCTTGCGTTGCTAACTCCGCATTTAAAACGGGATTGGTCATTGCCTCAAGGGCATCAATGCGCTTTTGCATTGCTTCAATACGAGCCTCTTGCATCTGAATGATGGACTCGTAGGACTGTGAAGAGAGGTGGTAAGTCATATTGTTGGTTTTAAATTCTCAACAATAATAGTTCATAAAACTCAATCCACCAAATGACCCGTAAAAAAAAGTTTTGAAATGTTCTTCTCCAACTCGGAGTTGTGAATGATAGTTAGTTTGGGGAAGTATTTCTTGGTATCGTCTTCTATTCCTCCCCAATCCTTGAGGGCATCCATCCCAAACTTGACTGCCATAATGCAGTTGTCAATGTCGTAACCAAGATTGGTTTCCAACCGTACCGTTACGCTCTTGAATTTAATTTTGTCGTACTTGTCTAATTGCTCAAGTATCTCGGCCTTGAACTTGTCCTTTGCCTTCTTACGCACTATCCAATGTTTGGATGCATAGAAGGAGTTTAGGGAGGGGACTTTGCCTACCTCAACGCTTATAACCGCATCTTTCAGCAAAGTGGGGGTCAAGGTCATAGATTTGAGATAAGTACTCTTGCTCCGTCTTCAGAGCTTCTTGTCTTGCTTCGTAGGTGGATTCGCAGTTGGCGAATAGTTTGGCAGCCTCAAACAAGAGGTTGTCAATCTTCCTTTTCGTTGCTTTGTTTGTATAGTAATGCCATTCCATCGGATTTGTATTTTGCTGATGCATTGTGGAACTCAAAGTATTCAAGGTGGTTGGCTGACTTATGCGTTTGATGCTCCAATTCTCTTTGAAGGTGAGCAATGGCTTTCTTGATGTCTTGGCTAATTGGATTGTTTGGCTTCTTACCCGCCCGAAGGAGATAGGTGATTGCCGTTCCCAAGTTGTAGTTGTCTTCTTGGAAATCCAAGACCACATCAAAAGCCTCTATGGACTTATACTTGCCGATGTAGTATTTAGGTGTCTTGCTCATCTTCAGCAAAGGTATCCTTTTTTTGATTATCTACCTCATTTTGAGAATCCCCTAAATCATCCCAATAGAGGAAGTGCCAACCTTGATGGTCATTCATAGCCGTGATATTGTTTTAGTTTTCGTCTTGTTCTTTCTTGGTATTCATCCAAAGGGTAATCCATAAAACCAAAATGAGATAAGAATGGGTTTTGGTAGTCATCGGGTATTTCACCCTCCTCTATCTTCTTCCAATGTATTCTCTTTTCTGCTTTAGTCATAGTTACTAATTAAACAACTAAACTAATAATTACTATTATACTAACTATAACTATTACTATTATTATATTAACTAATAATAGTTACTATAACTATAATTGTAAAAAATAAGTCATTACTACCAACCTACCAAACAACTTTTTAAAAAAGTCCCAAATGAGCCTTAAAGGTATTTTCTTTGATTTAAGAGGGTTTCTGCCATTGACCCATACGCACATACCACTCTGCTAATGAAATGCGCTTAAATCCGATGTAAAGCACCTTAAATCAGTTTTTGGATGACTGTTCGGATAATGACCAACAAACATAGAATGGCAATAGTCCATCCAAGTAACCCCTCCCAACTGAATTTGGACTTCGGAGCTTCGGACTGAACAATCTTCACTTGGGTGACGGTAACTGTATCACTCGGACATTCAGCCGTAATAATCATCTTCTCGCCTTCCAAGTACCTAATTTCTACCTTTACTCGGTCTTGATATACGATTGTGTCCTTTTGGATTGTCAGCGTGTCGTGTAGAACTCGTTCTTTGGTTACAATTACCGTGTCCTTGACAATTACACTCTCTTGGAGATTCTTCGCACCACCGCATCCACTAACTCCCGCAAGAGTCGCAATCGGGATTATCAATGCTACAAGCGGGGTTCGTAGGAATTTCTTCCAAATCATTAAGCCATTCATCAAAAGTTGAGGTATTTGGTTCTGCCATTTTGTTTTACTGCTTTAAGGATTTGTTTGCGGTGACGTGGTGAATATGAAATGTGAACCCAACTCGGAGCATCATCCGTGCCAAACTCCCAAATGAGTTGGTCAAAGTCGGTGTTTTCTTTCAGCCAATTAAAAAGAACATCATTGCCTCCTTTGAAGCGGAGGTCTGCTGCTTGAGCAAAACAATGTTGACTGCTTGAACTTCCTCCAATAGCCTTGTTGACTTCGGGGCTGCGGTAGCAACTTGTTACCACAATCGCCCCTAACGCATCTCTCGCGGGTTGTAAGACGTTTTCTGCAAGCGCACGGAGGTTGGGTTCCAAGTGCTTGGGTAAAGCGTTAGGAAGCCCTGTTTTTGTAGCAGTCAGTTCTGCAAGGGTAAAGTTCTTTGTCACGTTTTTATTATTAAAAAATGGACATTATACGCAGTTGCACCTAAATAACTCCATTGGTTTGGATTATATGCGGATGCAGGTAGTTATTGGTTTGGCTCATAATTGAGCCGTATGTTGCACTTTGAGTATAAACATTGAGCCGATTCTAAACTAATCCGAGTTAATGTGTATTCTATTGCACAATTATGCGAAGATTTGTGACTTTTATCGGACATTATCCGAATTAGTTCGTAACAAATAACATAGTAAATATGTTACGAGCGACCTTGTGACTTGTAAGGCTTGGAGTAGTTCTTACTTGCCTTGTTAGCACTCTCTTGCTTTGAATGCTTACCTCGCTTCTTGCTCTTGCTTATATACGAGGAAACGGATTGCCCCTTTGCCATTACTTACGAGCAAACTTATCCAATGAAGTGAACCCGAAACAACCAAGAGTCAAAACCAAAACTGCATTCACCAATCCATCAGATGGCGCAATGTCTTGTGGGCTGAATGAATTGACTACCAACATTGTCAGCAGAACAAAAGCACCCAACAATCCAATAAATCGTTTTGAACTTACGGCATCACCTTCACTCAATAGGTTTTTAATCCAATTCATTTCAGTTGGTTTTTGCGAATCTTAATCTCAAGATATGTCTTATAGATAAGGAACGCAGACAAGACAATAGCAAACACCGAAGCGATGCCCGACAACAAAGGGTTGATGTCAATCGTAGCCCAACTAATAATTGTTGAGAGAAAGGTA